TCTAGATTGACAGATGAGTCTTGTAGGTTCAAGCCCATGAAGCCCGGAGCTTGTACAGTTGTAGTGAGTAGTTGCTCAGCCATTAGACAGCATTCCAAACTGTAGTATCTTCATAACGATTCTTCTCAATGGCAATAGCATCTGCCAGAGCTAATCTGTACATCAGATAAGCCTCTGAAGAGGTAACACCAGAGTCTTCGCCTCTCTCAGCGATGGCTCTGGAGTAGGCCAACAGAGATGGCAAGTGAGAGGGAACTAAGATAGTATCTGAGTCATTCACTAGATCCACTGTAGGTATTACCAGTTCAAACCTCAATGAATAGATACCATCAGGCAGTGGATATACATCTACCTTATTATCACCACCAGCAGTTACACCATTGTAGCAATAGTATGTTGGAGCACCACCATTGGCATTACCTAAGTAATACATACGGTTAATCCAGTCACGATTAGCTGGTTGTAGAGCATAATCACTGGTATCATTCAATACATCACTTGTGGTGAATCTTTGACCTGAACCTGTAAGAGTATAGTTACGAGTCCCAGCCACTGTAGATACTACAATGGTAGAACTTAGAGCATTCCAATCGAAGGCATCCTCAATCTCTCTCTTAGAATCATTAACCCATACACCTACAAGGCTTGAGTAGTCAGTATCAGTTACAGAGGTAACAGTAGGCTCACGCAAGCGTCTGAGCACATTGTTCACAACGTCTAAATACGTAGCCATTTGTTATGTCCTTTACTTCTTATTTCTACCAGTTTTTCTCTTAGCTCTATCAGCTTCACTCAAAGCAATCGCAACTGCTTGAGTTCTAGACTTCACCACAGGGCCACCCTTACCACTGTGGAGAGTACCTTCTTTGTACTCACCCATAACCTTCTTCATCTTGTTCTTAGCTGTTCTCTGACCACGTGTAGGCATAACCATGATATTATTTTACTCCATGAAATCTGTTGTCGATAGCTAACCAAATAGCTCCAAAGAAAGCACCTATGATAATGATAGGTTTAACAGCTTTAGCAATCCACTCAAGTACTATAAAAGCACCTGCAGCAGCGTTAAAGGCTTTGATTACATCTTGTGTATTCTTCTCTATGTTGTCTACCTTAGCCTCTACAGCCAGTAAACGCTCATAGATGTGTTCATGAGTGACTGTCTCATCAACCATTATGCTGACCAAGGAGTTCCAGTAGCAGTAACAGGATTCTTCTGCAAAGCAATGTTAGCTGCTAGTGCATCTTCTGTGACTTGCTTGTCAATAGATTCCCAAACCCAATTCAATACTTCTGCTTCAGTAACCGAGGAATAAGGGATTGTGGGTGTACCAGAAGCCCATGAAGCTGTTGAGTAGATAGAGGCTGTGTGTTCGCCATCTACTGCTGTAGCTTGCCAATGTGCAGTTTTAACAAAGCCTGTTGCAACATCTCTGTCGAGGGTGCTGATTGTCCATGTAGTGTTCATGTTAGTTTCCTTTTAAAAATTAGCAAGCCATTAAGACGCAAGGCACACAATATGAGCCATCTGCGTAAGTGCAAGTAACATGGTTTGAAGTTACTTTAGCAACAGTTTTAGAACGAATGATGTCATCACCTTGTGGCTTGGCAGTTCCATCACCCGCAGACATAAGCAAGTCACCACGAACAACAGTTACGCCTTGTGCAATGCGGATAATCATATCGCCTGTCATAGCCATATTGATTTCGTCAACATTGTGAGCATCATCATGTGACCAATTAACAAACACACCTGCAACATTTACATCGCCTTCTGTGTCAGACACTTTGACTTTGTTTAACTGTTCGTTGTCAACAGGTTGTCCATCTTTGGTGTAAACATTCATTTCATCAAGGTTAGACAAGACTGTACCTTTGACCAATGAATTGTCTTTGGCTGTTGTTGTTTGTGCGTATCGTGATAAGTGACCGCCATTGTATGAAACTGTTGTTCCTGAAACAGTAATGTTTCCTTCTTGTGTTCCAGCCTGAAGAAACGCAACTAATTCACCATCATCTGTTCTTCTGTTTACTTTTAAACCAGCCGCACCATCCCTAGAAAGTTGCATACCGCCTGTACTTACTATTGATGCGCCAGAAACATTACTTTCAGCAGGGGTGCTGTTCGTACCTCCCACAAGAAAATTGCCTGACGAATCAATTCTGGCTCGTTCTGTGCCGTTAGTTGCAAACAATAAATTGTTGTTTGTTTGAACATTAATGGCAGGGTCAACTCCAGCCCAATTAGACCGTATTTGAATTACCTTTGTCCCTGCGCCGTCTTCGTTAACACGAATACCATTACTACCAACAACATCCAACTTAGCCGCAGGCGAACTCGTCCCAATACCCAGACCTGTCGAGGTTAGGCGCATTTGTTCTGCGCCATTGGTGTAAAAGGCTAATGGTTGAGTTGCACCACCACCTTGTTTTCCAGCAATTAAAATACTTGTGGCTGTATTTGTATAAAGTTGAGTGTAAAAACCAGTGCCGTTTTCTTGGGCTGTTATTGCCGATTCTGTAGTATTTTTATTTTTAAACTCTACACTACCATCAAAAGTAAGCGCAGAGCCAGTAGCCAATGCACTTGTACTTGAGGCGTAAACCACACCGCCTGATGTGAATGATGTTAGGTTAGTACCGCCATTGGCAGTGGGTAGTGTTCCTGTCACACCAGTAGTTAATGGAAGTCCTGTCGCATTGGTCAGGGTTGCACTTGTAGGTGTGCCTAATACTGGAGTCACCAAAGTAGGTGAAGTTGATAAGACATTGTTACCGGAACCTGTGGAGGTTGTAACTCCTGTACCACCATTTAGAACAGGAAGCGTACCAGTTACACCTGTTGACAAAGGCAAGCCTGTCAAGTTAGTAGCTGTACCACTAGAAGGAGTACCAAGAGCACCACCGTTAACCACTGGAGCACCAGCAGAGCCAACATTAACAGCTAACGCTGTAGCTACTCCAGTGCCTAAGCCTGAGACACCTGTACTAATTGGTAAGCCTGTAGCGTTAGTCAAAGTAGCACTTGCTGGTGTACCTAAAGCAGGAGTCACCAAAGTAGGACTTGTAGCAAACACCAGAGAACCTGTACCAGTTTCATCTGTGACAGCTGCAAGCAAGTTAGCACTGGATGGAGTACCTAAGAAGGTTGCAACACCAGTACCTAATGATGTAATACCTGTACCACCATTGGCAACTGGTAGAGTACCTGTAACACCAGTAGTTAGTGGAAGACCTGTCAAGTTAGTAGCCACACCTGACGCTGGAGTACCTAGTGCTGGAGTTACCAGAGTAGGTGAGGTAGACAATACGACATTACCAGTACCAGTAGAGGAGGTAACACCAGTACCACCATTCGCTACAGGCAAAGTACCTGTAATGTCACCAGTTGAGATACTAATAGCATCCCATGTTGCATTAGTACCATCAGTTTGCAAATACTTATTAGCATTGCTTGTTTGAGATGGTAACAAGTTATTCAGAGCACCTGCAGCTGTAGAAGCACCAGTACCTCCATCGGCAACTGCTAAGTCTGTGATACCAGCTATGGAGCCACCTGTGATGGCTACAGCGTTAGCTTCCTGATTACCTAAGGAACCTACAAGTTTAACAACAGCTGCACTGTTATCCTTGGTATAGATTTTCTTATCGGTAACATTAACAGCTAACTCACCCTTAGTTAAGTCACCTACTACAGGTACTGCTGAGGCTGTACTGCTATTCTTTGTAATGATTGTTGTCATAATGTATTAAGCACCTTTAAATAGTCCATAAGCTGCACCTATTGTGTCTTGAGAGATACCTAGATTAGTTAAATAATCTATGGCTGCTCTTTGGTTTTCAGGAGTATCTCCACCTGAGGCAGATACAAAATCAGCATAAGCTTGAGCAATAGATTGAGGAGAACTACCAGCTCCTAAAGTTGTATAACTAGGTTCAGCGGCAGTGCCTGTCATGCTTTGTCCACCTCCTGATAACATTCCACCCCCGCCACCAGTAGTAGTTCCTGCTATGTATGTATTGTAAGCTTGACCTATCTGTTCGTCTGAAAGACCAATATCTCTTAAATAGTTAATAGCTACCTGTTGATTTTCAGGGGTATCACCACCGCTTCCAGAAACAAAGGTTTCATAAGCCTGTGCAATATTAGTTGGAGCTGATGTTGCACTTAACCCTTGGTATGTGTTTCCAGTGTTTGTTGCCGTTGCTGTTCCTGTTGTAGCTGGTAGGCTATTTAAATAAGTAGTGTAAGCCTGACCGATAGCATCCTCTGTAATACCAATGTCTCTTAAGTAAGTAATAGCACGTTGTCTGTTAGCTTCTGTGTCACCACCAGCATTAGCAATAAAGGATGAGTATGCTTGAGCTATATTAGAAAGATTAGCTGTTGCATTCAGTGCATCGTATGTATTTCCTGAAGCTGGTAATGTACTTAAATAAGCATTGTAAGAAGTACCAATCTGATCTTGTGTTAAACCTAAGTTAGTTAAATAATCAGTAGCTGCTTTTCTGTTAGCTGCTGTGTTGCCACCAGACTTTGAAATAAAGTCAGCATAAGCAGTAGCTACATCTGTAGGTGAGCTTGTTTTAGTTAAAGAAGCATACAAAGGAGATGTAGTTGGAGTAGTAGTTCTTGGTATAACAACTGGAGGAGTTACAGGTTTAGGTACTGTATTGGGAATAGTTGTAGGTCTTAAGCCAGTAGTTGTTGAAGTTCCACCAACCATATCACCAAACAAACTACCTGTAATGGAAGCTCCGGGATTGAATTCAGTTGAGTACCAGTTTTGCAAAGGGCTTGCAACATCACGAGGTACGTTAGGCATTAACTGATTATAGCTACTTTGTACTTGACTGAAGTAATCAGGAGAGTAACCACCAGCACCACCTCCTGAGTATGTAATAGGAGGAGTTGTTGTAGGGGTTGTTCTAGTGCTTCCAATATTGGAGATAGCGTTACCAGCTCCTATCAAGCCAGCTACACTGATACCAGCTCTGGCTAAGTTAGCTATCTGTGCTGCTGTAAGACCTGAAGCTCCAGCAGTTCCCAAGGCTCCTGCAGCCCCTGCTGTTCCTGCCGCTGCTGCAAACTCTGAAGCTGAAAGACCTAAAGCTGATGCTTCAGCAGCTGTTAATCCTAAGCCAGCAGCTTCAGTAGCTGTTAAACCTGCAGCAGTTGCACCGCCACCACCAAGTAAACCAGCATAACCAGCACCACCTAAAGCTGCTAATACTACTGGATCTTTAAAAGCATCTACTAAGCCACCAAAGAATGAGGGGCCACTTTGTGCTTGCTCTACACCTTGACTTACAAAGTTACCTGAGGGATCATAGTTATAATAAGGATTACCTGTACCTTTTCCTGTAACTGCATAGATACTCTGTAATGGGCCTTCTTGTCTAGATTCACCATCACCAATATCTGCATAGTTGCCTTGATATAGAAGTCCATTTATGGTAGCTGAAGTACCACGAGGCATTGCCATAACCTGTTGTACTTGCTCAGGTGTCAGTGCTTGAGGAGTGGTTGCCATAATTGTTACTCGCCTTTTCTGTATAACTCAAACGTGTTGATAATATTCATTGTAGAACCAGTCTCAGACGTTGCACGAACTTGATCGCCCTCTTCAAGAACAATATAAGCACCATCGTTAAACTTAATAAACTGAGTAGCACTTAACACATAGTTATCTAATATGTGAACCTCAGTTGTTGTACTTACGTCATACCACACAACATCAACAGTTTTATTATTACCACCAGTATTAACAACGTAACAAAGAGGCCACCTAGCATAGTAACCAGTGGGTACTGTGAAAAGAGTAGTCTGCGTTGCTGCAGTAAGAACATTACCCGTCGATACTGGTTTCATCTTGCTTTACTGTTTTCTTAGTTGTTTTAGGAACTTCAACTACTTCTATTACCTCAGTGTATCCAGTATGTTTCTTCATCTCAGCAATCTCATGATCCTGAAAGAACTCTACTGTGTTACCTGATTGAATGCATTTAAACTTTGCCATTATGATTAACCTTTCTGATATGCTACTTATAGAAGCACATTAAAAAGGCTCCCCACCTCTTGTGAAGATAGGGAACCCTTAACCAACTTACATTGGCACTACGAGGGCAACGCCACCATAGTTACGCAACTCAGCAGTACCGTACAAAGTATCAGCAGTGAACAATGTACCGAGGTACTCTTGTTTGTACTGAGTCTGTGAACGGACACCAACTTGCTCAACCAGAACCATAGAGTCTTTGTGAGCCATCAAGCACACACGACCCAAGCTAGTACCAGTACCATTAGCAGCAGATTTAGCTGTGTCAGCATTTGTAGAAACATAGACTGGAACACCGTAGATGTCGCCAATCATGCCGTTACGGATGCTGTTAGCAGAACCAGCTTCACCAACGCTGTTGAAGGTTGTGAACTCAGACAAGCCCAAGATAGTGTTACGTACATTTGGAGGAATCAAGAAGAAGCGGTTGTCCATAGGAACATCGCTGTCATCAAGACGCTGAATTGTACGACGAATACCAGCAGCTGTCAGAGCTGAAGCATTACCAGCACCAGCGGAAGCTGAGTAGTCAAATGCTGTAGAACCATCACCACCAATGAAAGCACCAGCGTAGCGGTATGAACCAGCACCAGCTGTTGAAACATTGAACTGTTGACCCAAGATAACCAAGTCAGTATCAACTTGCTTACCCAAAGCATAACCAGCATCATCAGTGTAGAACTGACGGAGGCTAGACAATGCCTGAGCTTCCACGATGTCCTCAATCAAACGTGAGTACTCGTAGTGCTTGTTGATAGAGACAGTTACTTCAGACTCAGTAGCTGCGATGAGTGTAACTTGTGTAGAAGCTGACTTAGCAGAAGCGGAGCCACGTGTAGGGACTGGAATGTGAACGGTGTCACCTTTCTTGCCCTTGAAGCTCATTTTCTTAACTAGGTTAGCTGCAACCAAGCTCTTTTTGTAGGCAGCAACAATTTCGTCACTCCATACTTCAGGGATAAACGTATTAGCGGTCGTTACCGTTACGTGATCTGTACCTAATGCCATTTTAAAATTCTCCTATAATTGTTTATTTAACTCGACCTTCAGAGTACGCAGCCATAATTTCAGGTTGCAGTGCCTCATAACGGTCAGGATCTGTCATACGTAGCCGGATAAGGTCGGCACGACGATATACTTTCTTAGAAGACTCTCCAGTTCCTCCAACATCGACACCAGCTGCTTTAAGGTTCTGTTTGCGGACAGCGTTACCTGCATCAGTAGTTTGTTGTGTCTTAGATGTACGAATCTGTTTGAATGTAGAGAGAAGTTCATCAGCAGCATTAAAATCATAGTTAGCATCAGCCATTGCGTAGATATTAAGTCTCATGGGAGAGGCTTTAACCCACTCAATAAACTCACCATCACGAACAACATCTGCAAAGTCAGGATGCTTCTTGTTGAGCATTGCCTGTGTCTGAATTTGCTTTAACTGCTGTGATGCTTGTTTAGCGGCTATTACATCTGGATGATTTGCAACTGCACGATTAACGTGACTCTGCGGATCTTCAAAGAAATCAATCTCTTGTGAGGTGTTATTTACCTCATTTGGTTGCACTTGTTGTTGATTCTTTTGAGATAAGCTTTGTTTAATAAGATCATCAGCTAAACGCCTAACTTCTCCAACTTCCTGTGCTTGCCTTCCAATAAGCTTTTCAGCCTCTTGGTGCATACGAACAATATCTTCAAGATTCTTCCCTTTATATTTTTCAGGGATCTCTGGAGCTTGTTCTGAAGGTTGTTGAGTCTGTCGTGCATTTGTCGAAGACTGTTTAAAGTCTTCAGCATCAATCTCACTAACGCTACCTAGTTCCTCATTGCTATCAATTAAAGCCATACCTAACCTTTCCCTGTCCACGTTGATGGATTACAGGATAATTTCAAAATAAAATTGGGTTGCCTGAATAGCTATTCAGATCCTCTCTTTTGTTCCTGCTTGAGCCTGTCAGCTCTCACAGCGGCCCACTTAGCTGTTGCACCGGGGAAGTCACCAGATATGGCATCTAACCCAATGGTAGGAGCTGAAATAAGCCTGATAGCGTCCTTACTACATACTTTGCATTTTGCAGTGGTATGATCGCTATCTACCAGCGATTCAGTTGTGTGGTTGTTGGGACATAAGAAGTCATACAAATGTTTACTCATCTTGTAGATCCTCATATACCTTCTCACACACAGCCTTACGCCCTAAAACCAATTCAAGAATATCTAACTGTCCTTTACGATAATATAGTGTTTGTGTATCGTCGACAGTAGAAATATCGTTCAAACTAGCCTTAATCTCTTCAAAGTCCTCTATGAGGTACTTCCAACCCTCAGTACTCATGGTATTGAAGGTTTCTTCGTAATATGTTTGTAGTTCTTTGTCCATTTAAGGAGAACCTTTCTGTGAATTAACTTATAATAGTGTTATTGTAGCATAAAAACAACACTTTGTCAAGTCTTTTGTTAACTTATTGCATCTTTTGTTGTTTATTAGCCATTTGAAGGCTTGCTATTCTTTCGTTACTAGCTATGTCAGCAGCTTTCAGGTTAACTTGCTTCTCTTTTAGCATCATGTCAGCCAGTTTCAGACGTTTCTCAAAGTCTCCACCATTGTCTAGGTTAGTAGCTGCAGCTTGAACAACCTTAACACGATGCTCTTCAGGAATCATCTGAGCTTCAATCATGGTTTTCTGAGCTTCAGCTGACTGTTTTTGAGCTTTAGACTGCAAATCAGCCACTTGAGCCTGTGCCAGTTGCATTGCAGCCTGTTGTTGCATCTGCTGAGCCTCAGCAGCCTGTGGGTTAGGCTGAGACATTTGAGCCAAGGCTTGCATCAATTCACCACGGTTAGACAATGAACTGTTCTGCAGGATACCTTTTAAGATCAAAGGCAGTACTGGTGTATTAGGGCCAAGTGTCTGCAACAAACCAATCATCTGTTGTTGTTCAAACTCTCGTGCCAAGATACCCAAGGTAGCTGTAGGAACGAAAGTCATGTCAACTGAAGGGTAACGTTCACTGTCAAACTGCATATAACGGAAGGCAGCTTTGTTAATGAATGGGATCATGAAGTCTTCTTGGAAGTTACTCAAGGTACGTTTGTACTTCTTGATAATACCAGCCATAGCCATAGACATACCACTTGCACCTACGTCACGAGGAACATTGGAGGGCATACCTGCACTGTCAACTGTGCCTGTAGCTTGCAGGAGCATACGCTCAAAGTTCTGCGCTGCTGCGGCTGCATTGCCATCAGTCTGACCAAACTTGAAAGGATATAAGATCTCAGAAGGTGCACCATTGGTCAAGATAGCCTTACCGGGCTTAATCTCAAACTTAGCACCACGGGGAAGTCTTGTGGCATCCATAGCAATCATAGGTGCTGTAGTCAAAGCTAAGGAGTCCATGTGAGCACGTAGCTGACCATCAATAGCCTTCTGCATATTGTAGGCTTTCTCAGCTGTACCTCGACCCCAGAATCTACCGGGGACTGTATCGTCTTGGTAGGCAATAACAGGTCGATCCTTCATCATGTAAGGATTAGCTTCAGCCTTGAGCAAGATAGAGTCATTGGCAATCACAATGATAGCTTCAACCAAGTCAGAGTAGTCATCAGCTGCTGAACCTTCAGGGAACAAGTCAGCATATTCAGCTGAATCTTCACCATCTAAGTATTCTTTAGGAACTAACCCATAATATGTGATTAACTTAACTTTATCATCTTGATAAGTCTTTAAGTCTTGGGTTACTTCCAAGTCTTCATCCTCTGCTGCAGTGGTGATGTCAACTTTCTTATAAATACCTCGCTCAATACCTTCCACCACCTTGTGAATGGATACGTACTTCTCGATAGCAACGCCCAGAGCATCGTCAATGGAATCAGCATTAGGATCAATAAGGAAATTCTTAGGGTTAACTGGTTTAATCTTGACCGCAACTCTATCTTTTTCTTGCACTCCAATAGCGGCTGCATTAGCAATGCCGGGGATTGCCTGAGTAGCTGGTAAGTACTCTTTCTCAGTCTTAACAATGATTTCACCAATACCTGTACCATATATTTCAGCCATCAACTCAATCTGGTCAATAGCTTTCTTAATCTTGTCTCTCTTAAAATCCTCATGCAGCTGATTCTTAATTTGTTCAACATCAAAGGGATTACCATCTACATCTTTAATGTCGTCTGAAATATCAAAGAACTCACCTTGACCAAAGATGGCTTCCATGATCTCAGCGTGACGAGTCTCAATGGCTTGCTGAGTAGCTGGGGAAATAATACGTGAACGCTCTGACTCTCTACCCTTATCCTCAGCAGCCCATTGACCACGGAAGATACGCTCATACTCTTGCCATAAGTCCATGAAGTTAGCATCACGGTGGTCACGCCATCGAGTGATGTGTTGAGTTACCCATGATGTAAGTTCCTTCTCAGACTCTGTAGGTTCTTCCCACTGAGTATCTTTACTGTCAAATTGATCGTTAGTTAAAGCCATAATGTTTACATATCCTTTGTTGAATCGTCTAAAGAGTCGTCATCAATCTCAGTCTTGCTAGACGTTATTGGGCCACCCACTAACCATGCACTACAAGTCCTATCAGCTGCACACTTAAAATCAAATAACTCACAGAAGCCTAGCTTAGCTGAATCTACGACATCCTTAGCAAAGCTATCCTCTTCCTTGTCAATACCTGAACGGATACACTCCATCATCTGAGGTGTCTGAATAAAGGCTGAGCAGTTACCACAGCGCATAGACTTAGCCTGTGCCATGCTAGTTTGCCATTCATTAGCCTTAGCACTCCAGAAAGCTCCATTGGAAAGTTCAGGATTAGCGGGGCCATAACCTACGTTCTTAAAAGCCCAATCCCTGTTCTTCAGGTTAGCTTTAACGTCTTGTGTTTCAATAGGGCATTGCATATATTATTACCACTTTACTTTGTTAGCCCAGTAAGCCGCTGACATCTTACCTTTGGCAATGTTTTTAGCATGACGAGCTTTAAAGGAATCATTACGAGCTGAACCTTCAGGAGATCCTTGAACACCTTGCTGACCAAACCTGATAGTCTTAACCTCATCACCCTCTTTAGCCACTACTACGTGACTCTTAGTTGGATGATTAGGTGTACGCTTAGGTTTGTTAAAACCACTGACACCAGCTCTATCAAGTCTAGAATCTTTCATATGTTAATACATCTTCATTTTAGTAGTAGGCTTTTTCTTGGCTGTCTTAGCTGACTCAATAAAGTCCATCTTAGACGGAGCAGCTTTAGAGCCTACCTTGTTCATCTTCTCACCTGAGCCAGCAGCTATACGTTTACGTTTAGCATTGATATTTGCATACAAACCCATTTTAGCCATGATAATAGTATTCCTTTATTAATAACCTGATATAACGTCTAAGACTTCGTAGTCATCATCTTCGTAGTCAGTGTTGTAACTTGTAATGGCTAACTGGTCAATGTAACTTAAAGCATCTACCAAGTCATCATGTACACCAGCTGTAGGGAACATCACTAACTGATCTCTGAACTCACTCCAGTCTTCAGACTCATTGAAGGATACCCTTCCATGTTCCATGCGACCTTGTAAGCTCCAGACAACCCTATCTATCTTCTTCTTATTACCGTGAGTTAAGTCTTGAATGTGAGAGTAGATGTTATTCTTTCTCATCAAGTCATTCAGGTAGGGTAGGACTGCATTCTTCAATGCTCCCCTCTCAATACCTACAGATGTTGGTTGATAGTCTCTAATGACCTTTAAAATGTTCACAGCAGTCTCTCTGATGTCCCACCTACCATGCTGTATCTTATCTACCCACCAATCACCGTTATCTTCTAACTTAACTATTGCTATAGCTGTCTCATCTAATCTCTTCTTAGAGGCACTGGCATTCTTACCTACCTCCTCAAACCCAGCTAAGTCAATGGCTACAATGTATGTACCAAATTGAGGTTCCTCAGCTGTCTTAAACCATTCCTCTTTGAAGACATCAGCACCTGAGGTATCAAAGCTAGACAGGTATTCCTGCTTGAATGCAAAGGAACTCAGTGTACGCTTTGCAGCCTCAATCTCCTTAGGATCAATGGTTTCATTGTCCTGAGTGGTGAAGTGCCATGACTTCCACTCTTCGTCTTGTCTATCTTTTTCGTCCTCAAACTTACCTAAGTTGAAGACATCGTAGAACCAGTTACGTCCTGAAGGTGTAGATATGAATAAAGCTCTACCCTTCTTATCTGACAGAGAAGCCCTGATAATCTTTTGCCATACATCCTCTTTAACGAAGGCACACTCATCAAGTACTACGTAGACTAAGGAGACTCCTCGGAGACTATCTGGGTTATCAGCTCCACGTACCAATATCTTCTTACCATTGATTAGAGTAATCTCTAAGTTATTCACATGGCTGGACTTAATGACTGGTCTACCTAGCTCATGTAGTAAGTCCCACATAATTGTTCTAGCTTGTCCTAGGGTAGGTGCTATGTACATCACAGCTGAACCATCAGGACAATTTAAACCTTCAATCAGTAACGATACAGCTGACAACCTTGACTTACCACAACGCCTACCAGCTGCTACTACCTTAAACCTTGTAGAGTCTTTAAAGACCTCTTGCTGCCACTTAAGCAACTGGAAGTTTAACTCAGACATCAATTACATCCTCACTGTCACTGGTGCTTACCATTGTAGGTGATGTAAGACCTGTAATGTTGATAGACACTGTAGGTGTATTGTTCCCTGACTTTTGTGCCTCAAAGACACTTACTGGGACAATCCTATCAACAATTAACTTCCACGCTGCTGCTTGATTCTTATGTTCATCATTCAATGCTGCATCATATATAGCTTCTAACACCTTAGCACTCTTAGGTGAGTTTAACATCCTAAGCTTGTACTCATTGATGATGGCAGCATCACCCTTAGGTCTACCTACACTACGGTTCTCACTTATAGACTTTAAAGCCTTAGTTGAGGTACGACCTACTTTATTACCCGTTGGTTTAGTCATTCTAAAGTCTTTATCCTTAAATGGGAGACATATTAATACCAGACATATAAAGCACTTAAAGTACTTTAAAGTTACATACATGATTCATAAATGATTCACTTAAGTTAAATACAACTTAAATTATACTTATAATAGTTATTACTTATAATATTTAATTTAAGTGTATTTTAACTTTTAAGTTCCCTTTACAAGGTGTACGCCTTCGGCTATACATCTCAGGCTTAGAAGTCTTAACTTAGTAGTGGGGTCAGGCTACTTAGTAAACACAATTATTTGCTATGAAGAATATTGTATCATACTTTTGTCTATTTGTCAAGCTTTTATTGTCTTCTACTCATTTATTTTTACTTTTTCCGTTGTTTTTAACAACTTATGTGATTCTAGTCACATCTTTTAAGAACTTTATAGTTCCCCTTTTCTAGGGTGTCTGGTTTGTACTTCAAAGTATTACTTTTCTTATATTTATCATACAGTTATCTTTCATAACTATGTCGACCTATATTTCCTTTTTTGTGTACTTTAGAGGCTCCCGCAAAAGTAACTCACAAGCCATGACCCTCCCCCCTATAAAGTTAGCACTCACTTACATTGTAGTGTCTCTAATGACTGGCAAGTCAGTAAAGTCATATGTATACTTATGAGTTTAAGTTAGTAAGTACTCACTAGCATACTTGCATGAAACGTAAATGAGAATCATTCGCATCTACAATGTTGGGGCATGAAGGGCTATGTAGGAGCCTCTGAAGTACCTCTGAAGTTACTCAGGGTTAACCCTTACAGCGGCAATATTTGCCTATGAAGCGGCAAAATTTACCATAGCACCGGCAATATTTGCCGTTAGCGAAGCGTTAAAGTAACAGTTTTGAATATAAAAGTATTACAAAAAAGCTGGCATAGTAGTTGCATGATAGAAACTATCCTAACCAACCAACTAAGGAACTACCATGAAAGAACAACTCATTCACATCACATACAAAGATCAATATGGCATTCATTCATATTCGCTCGAGGGCTTTGTAGACGGTGATTTTGTAGGTTTTGCAAGCGCATCTAAGGATAGAGTACAAAACGAGCTAACATGGTATCAGGATAACTTTAAGGGCTTGCCAATAACATTCACGACAATCACAGAGGAATTAAACCATGCTTGAGAAAATCATTGACGTATGCTTTGCCGTATTAATTGGCCTTATGCTTGCCGTTGGCATGCTTGCCTATTTTGACGTGCTCACAAAATAAACTAGGGGATCATCATCATGCAAATTAAATTGTTTTCAAATAGTGCTCAAAAATTCAAAGCTTTGCAAGGGCTTGCAATAGCTATTCAAGGTGGCACTAAAGATAGTGCATTAGAAGCTTTGAAGGGCTTGCAAGCTTCGCCCATGTTCACGGGCAAGGGGTGGCAAGATAATTTTGCAAAGCTTGAGCATACGTTCAAAACCTTAGATCCTAATTATAGTGTGTTTTCTTTGAATGGTAATTCTAAGTTGCCCTTCGTATCGTTCTCAAGCTTGCCCGGTGTGACATGTCCGGGAGCGGGCGAATGCTTAGATTTTTGTTATAGCTTCCGTGCATGGCGTTATCCAGCGGCATTCATGAGACAAGCCCAAAATGCATATTTAATGCGTTATGCTCCCGATTCTATCGTCAAAGCTTTGCACAATGTAAATGCATCGTTTAAGGGTTCACAATATGATGTGCGTCTATACGTTGACGGTGATTTTAGTTCAAATAGTGACGTGAAATTCTGGTTCGACCTAATTAAAACCGTGCCCAATGCAAGGGTTTACGGTTATTCTAAAAGCTTCAATCAAATTATGTCTTATGAGGGTGAATTGCCGTCTAATTATGTCTTAAACGTATCAGGCGGGCACAATGCACATGGTGCAATGATCACGGCCATTAAAACCTTGTCTATAACTAGGGGCGAATTTATTGCCGTACGCATAGGCAAAAAAGTACGTTCAAGTGATCACGGCAAGCCGGAAACCGTCAAAGCTTTAAGACAAGCATTCACGGGCAAAGCTTTTCCATGTCCGGGCACGTGCGGTACATGTACTGGCAAGGGCCATGCGTGCGGCATGCAAGCTTTGAAGGGCGTGCCTATTATCATCGCCATGCATTAATGATTGTAGATTTTAGACTGTAGCGCATGCGTGCCGTGCGTTATGGCCTACAATTTTGTAGGTTTTTAATCCAATTTAAGGGTAATTAAAATGTTAGCTACTGACACAATCAAAACCGTCCGTCCCTTGCACGTTATCGCACGGGATATCTATCAAGCATGGCCTAAGGTCAATTATGCGGCAAAACCGTACTTAGAAGCTATGCGGGATCTATCGTCAATCACTGACAAATACGGTTATGACGATGCAAGATCAATTGTTTTATACTTTTTGTCTAATGCCGCAAGCTTTAAGGGTGATCAAGCTAAGGTTTTAAAGCTTGAATTGAAAACTATTGCCGGAATAAAATGAAGGATCAAATAACATGTTAAAACGTTATACATCATTACAAAAAACCCGCATTGTTAACAACATTGTAAGGGCTTGCAAAGATCCCGACAAGCTAAGCAAGCAAGGGTATACGTTCTTATATCTTGCAAGTGGGTTTATAGCGCATTACAATTTGAGGGGCTTTATTGGGCACTATTCCCAGTGGCATAGCCTTAAAAGTGATATATTGGAAAATCAACGATTCAATCAATGGCATAATTTTGGCGTAAATGACAATGATTTTGGCTATTACATGGATAAACGTGCAATCTACAATGCAATTTGTGAACAATTAAGGGGCGAAGCATGATACAGTTAAAAGTGAACGACTATAAACGCAAAACCAAAGAGGAACTGCGTTATATCATTGACGATGCTACATTGGCGGCAATAGCTATGCAATCAATTGGCAATAGTGTTGCAGAGGGTAAGTATCGGGATCAAGTGAACGATGCATGCTCAGAACTATATAAACGGTCTATTAAAGTCTTAAGGGGAAAACGATGATCAAACGTATGCGGGCAAGGTTTCAAGGGCTATGCTGCAGATCTGGCGCACGTATCAATGTAGGCGATGAGATTATGTATGATACACTGACACGGCAAGCATGGATAACAATTGACAATGACAGATAAGGATCAATAATGAATACTAAAATACTAAAACACACACGTGAACTATTCAAGTCTTATGATGTCCCTGAACACGTAAGGCGAAGTTATCGTCTAAAGTGGGTGAGGTCAATTAGACACTTAGGTGATAATTGGCTATTGGCTAACCATGTAAAACGTAAGGATGCAACACAATGACAATCGAAACAATAACCTTTCACTTTATAGGTGAATTAGAAGATTCAGGTGCTATCGTTGACGTTCAATGTCAGATTGACGAAGATGGGGATTGTAGAAGCTTAGATTCTGCAATGTATCAAGGTATCAATGTACTTGAAGTGATCTCACACAGTCAATGGGAGAACCTTCAATGGGAGGGTTCAAAGAAGTATAAAGCTGAGCATTATGAACAGTTGACCATTGACCATGACAACAATAGCACTTTAGAGACCGTTTATGGCCTCTCTAAGCCTTCATTTAACATTAGGTAAGGGGGTAGTGGCTATGTTATCAGATATTGACTTAAAAGACTGGATTGAACAACCCTCAGTGCCTCTGTATGACGTACCTAGGGAGACACCCATTAAGACACCTATGGGGATGCTTTGGTTCAAACACATTGACGGTATGTACAGTCTGAACTATGATGCCAATGGACACCCAGTGCACATGAAAGCATGGGTGAAGGTTAATCCTTACATGAGGAGAAAAGACAATGAATGAATACTGCTATCAGGTAAGCAAAACTAGGTCAGTATGGGTCTATGCCATTGACGAGGAGGATGCTGAGGTTATGGTCTATGAAGAACTAGGCTATGACCCTGAGGAAATGGACTTGATTGAAGTGAGGGAGGATGTATGACATACAACGCAGAACAAATAGCCTTTATGTTGCATGAGGCAATAGACCAAAACAGTGAGTACAAGTCATGGCATTGTAGTACTCAGCACTTGATGACTCTTGTTGAAAGGGTTGTTGCTGAAGAACGTAGGGCGTGTGCAAGGGTATGCGCTGAAGTTGGTGCATGGGAGTTAGTTCACGAAATAGAAGCAAGGGGACAAGTATGAAATGCCTATGTTGTGACAGAATATTGACAGACTATGAAAGTACACGTAAACACGCAGTGACAGGGACATTCATTGACCTATGTCAGCAGTGCTTTAAGACTGTACAGGCTGACTCTCACCTGCCTACAAAGGATCGTAAAGACCTTATATCAGCTGAGGATATAGATGACAGTGCTGAGGATGAAGATGGTGATGACTGTCACGTTGGAGACACTAACACTGAAGGAGACCATTGACAATCTGTACAAAGTGTGCTACCCTTACTTTAAAGATACTACAAAGTATCTAGGATGATTCATAGAAGTTAAATACACTATATAAGTATTATTTAAGTAATATACTTATAAAGACTTTAAAGTGCCGTAGGCACGTAAGTGTGAAAGTTGGACTATAAACCCATTGAAAGGATAATTTTATGTCTATTGAAATGTATGGTATTGATGATGATGTTGACATGGACTTGGTACAGTATGAATGCTGGTATTGGTCTGTCATTGATAGTATGGCTGAATTAGTTATGAACAATGGTCGTGATAAGGTGATGTCTCATGTATCTGAGGCTGTCTTGACTAAGGTGCACAACGGCTACGTGATAGCCAAAGAGAATGAAGACCCACTAGCATGGTAATGGCTATATTTGTCTTCATCGTAACTTTAATTAAACTGGTACTAAGTAAATGAACACTGACATTGATCCTGATAAGCCTTGGCCTTTCCCGTCTAATATCATTCAAGGTGACAATGATGCTAAGTTGATAGCTGATTGTCTAGCCTTGTTGCAGGACTTCACTGCCTTCCAGCTTCGAGGTGAAATCTATTATGGCTACCTCGATACTAAGGCACTAAAGGTCATTGAAGAACTAAGGGAGGCTAACAACAATGAAGCTGAACCTAGTACGTAAACCTAACCCACCTTCAAAGTTCATTAGGCATATAGCCTGTGAACACTGTGGTAGCTCCGATGCTTGTTCTCTGTACGATGACAACCATACACACTGTTTTGCCTGTGGTAAGACAGAACATGAAACTGATGCTGATGAATTATCAGTTATGCAAGATGCAGTAGCACCACGAGTGGCAGAGCCACGGAGAAAGCAAACAATGCTAGAAATTAAAGGTCAGATTAAATCAATACCTGATAGAGGTATTACCCAGCAAACCTGTGAGAAATATGGAGTTACACAAGACAATGGACAACACTTTTATCCTTACACTGACGATGCCGGAGGAGTGGTCGCAGCTAAAGTTAGAAGAGTGGCAGACAAAACTTTCAGCATTCATGGAGTATTCACGAATGCTAGGTTGTTCGGTCAACAGCTCTTTCACGCTGGTGGCAAAGCAGTCACCATCACTGAAGGAGAACTTGACGCTCTAGCAGCTTTTCAGATGAATGGTAGCCTCTACCCTGTGGTGTCAGTCAGAAACGGTGCACAAGCCGCTTTAAAGGACTGCAAGGCACAATATGAGTGGCTTAACTCCTTCGATAGCATTGTCATTTGCTTCGATGCTGATGAACCGGGTAAGAAAGCTTCTAAAGAAGTAGCTGAACTCTTCGGTAACAAGGCTAAGATTGTGAAGCACTTAAGTGGCTACAAAGATGCCTGTGACTACCTCATTGCAGGCGCTACCAAAGAGTTTGTGAATGAATGGTGGAGAGCTGAGGTGTACATCCCTGATGGCATCATCAATGCAGCTTCACTGTGGGAGGAAGTTATTAAACCTGAGGCTAAGGCTGAGGCTATGTACCCTTGGAAGGGCTTGAATAAGCTTCTCTATGGTATCAGACCTTCAGAGTTAGTCACAGTCACAGCTGGTTCAGGCTTGGGTAAGAGTCAATTCCTACGTGAAATATTGTTCAATATACTGAACACTACCAAGTGGAATGTTGGAGGATTATTCCTTGAAGAGTCCACTCGTAAGACAGCTAGAAGCATTATGAGCTTACACGCTAATAAGCTTCTGCACTTGCCTGACACACCAACTACTGAGAAGGAACTTAAAGATGCTTTCGATGCAACACTTGGTACTAATCGTGTGTATCTCTTTGACCACTTCGGTAGCAGTGACGTTGACAACATTGCCAACAGAATCCGATACATGGCTAAAGCTTGTGATTGCAGGGTTATATTCTTGGATCATATTTCCATTGTTATATCTGGTCAAGACAATGGAGATGAGCGTAAGGCTATTGATAACATGATGACAAAGCTTCGTACACTGGTGCAGGAGCTTGAGATTACATTGATCTGTGTCAGTCACCTTCGTAGACCTCAAGGGAACCAAGGTCACGAAGATGGTGGTAGCGTATCACTGTCGCAGCTCAGAGGCTCAGGTGCTATTGCTCAACTGAGTGATGCTGTGATTACCTTGGAGCGTAACAGTATGGCTGAGAACGATGAAGAAAGACATCAGACTAAGATTGCAGTGGCTAAGAATCGTTACAATGGTTATACAGGCCCAGCTTGTGTGCTCAAGTACAACATGGAAACTGGACGCATGGTGGAGATGCTGGAGGAGACATTATGAGTGCATGGTTAATAGCTATCGTAGGTGTTGTCTATGCTGTAGTGGCTGTAGACTTGATCGTCAAAGGGAATACAGGTCTGGGTATAGCCTTTGTAGGTTATGCACTAGGGAATGTGGGACTGTACATGGAGGCTGCAAAGTGAGTACTAAGGGAACTATTAAAGACGTATGGGCAGTGCATGAGAAACGTAAGGAACGTATCAGACTCAAGCAGCGTGAGTGGGTTCAACGTAATCGTGATAAAGTTAATGCTTACAAAGCAGCCACAAAAGAACGTAAGAGAGCTGTCATGTCGCTAAATGTCAATAATGTAGTCAGGTCACGTTATAGGACTGACTTTAGGAATACAGTGTATCATTGCCCTGAATTAACATACAGAGGAAAGAGCGATGATTGACCTAGACACAATAGCTGGTAGAATGCTTGACTTGGAGACTAAGTACTATGAAATGCAGGATAAGTATCAGTTACTCATTCACCACTATGAAGACTTGAAAGCAGAATATGAAGAGTACAAACTCGGAGAAGCGTATCGTATTGGACATAGAGACAACCTTAGATCACAACACGATTTGGATGGTAGTCACTAAGGACATTGACACTGGAGAAGTATTTGTATGGAAAGCAGCAGACAGCCTCGTGGCGTATTTAAAGGACGTTACATTGATAATCGCACAGAACGGAATAGGCTTCGATTTCCCGACATTGAATCGGCTCTGGGGTACGAAGATTCGCTTGAACCAAGTGTACGATACACTGATAGCCTCAAGACTGCTAGATCCCTCGATAGAGAACGGGCACAGCTTAGACGCATGGGGAACAAGGTTGGGGAAGAATAAGATTGACTACGCAAAGGTATGGACATGGCTAATGGAACGACGAGAGGATTACAAGGGTGAGTGCTTCAACATTCCTCACATGGCTCTTCTGGAGTATTATTGCATTAGGGACGTTGAGGTCACTTGTGATCTTTATACTCATCTTACTGATGAACTCACTAAGAAAGACTTTTCACAAGAAAGCCTTACTCTTGAGCATAAGGTAGCAGCTATCATTGAGGAACAAACACGACATGGATTCAAACTCGATCAAGTCTACACCACTTGCTTACTTGCTGACATCAAAGGAAAGATGGCTGGAATCTATGAGCAGATGCAAGAGAGATGGCCTCCAACGGTCACACCAAGGTTCCACAAGACAAGTGGAAAGCCCATCAAAGACTGCGTTGATACTTTCAATCCGGGAAGTAGAAAGCAGATTGGAGAGAAGCTGATGGAACTAGGGTGGAAACCTAAGGTGTTTACTGAGAAGGGTCAGGCTATTGTCGATGAGTCTGTACTTGCTAAGGTTCCTCTACCTGAAGCTCAGTTGATTGCCACTTACCTGATGTTACAAAAACGTGTAGCTCAGATTGAAAGTTGGTTAGAGGCTGTGGGTAAGGACGGTAGAGTGCATGGTAAGGTTATAACGAACGGAGCTGTAACTGGTAGGATGACACACAGTAGTCCTAACATGGCGCAGATTCCTAATGCTGGGAGTATTTATGGGCCGGAGTGCAGAGAGTGTTGGACTGTGGAAAGCGGTAACGTATTGGTTGGCTGTGACGCTAGTGGCCTTGAGCTGCGTATGCTTGCACATTATATGAAAGATGATAACTATGTTAAGACAGTCACTGAAGGCTCCTCTAAAGATGGGACGGATGTTCACACGCAGAACCAGAAAGCTGCAGGCCTTGAAACGAGGGATCAAGCTAAGACCTTTATTTACGCATTCCTATACGGTGCAGGGCCAGCTAAGATTGGTTCCATTGTCGGTGGTAATGCTAAAGCGGGACAGAAACTTATCGATGCCTTTCTTAAAAATACACCCGCCTTACAACGTCTTAGAAATACGGTTAGTAGATATGCGGGTAAGGGCTTTGTACCGGGGCTTGATGGTCGTAAGATATGGGTGCGCTCCGAACACGCAGCTCTCAATTCGCTCCTTCAAGGGGCTGGGGCGATTGTGATGAAAAAGGCTTTGGTATTGTTTCACGACAAGACTAAGGCTAACAAGTGGCCTGTGAAGCTGGTAGCTAATGTCCATGATGAATTTCAGCTTGAAGTTCCTAAGATGTATGCTACAATAGTAGGTGAGGCTGCAAAGCAAAGTATCGTTGAAGCTGGTGAGCATTTCAAGCTTCGTTGTCCACTAGACGGAGAATATAAAATTGGTGCAAACTGGCGTGAAACACATTGATAAGAATCAAATACTATTTAGCGTTGAAGGTGAAACTTTCAAGGTTAAGATAGGAGAGAATCTAGATCTTGAAGAGGTATACACTGTGCTATTATCAGCACTTGTGTACTTAGAAGATCTGGCATCGGGTAATACAGCTCACCCGTCACAAGAGCTGCACTAAAGAGAGGAACGTAATGGTATTCGATGTTGAAGCAAATGAAGCTGCCTTCATTGTTCGAGTGATTGGACAACTACCTACTGAGTCAGGTGCATTCCCGCTGCATCAGAAACTGGTAGCTCAATTTCAAGAGCAAGAGAAGCAACAATCAGCAACTGAACCCGTAGTAACTGATGTTACTGCTAAATAACTTAAACCTTAAATAGCTGCATAGCAGCGGAGGAAAATGAAATGAGTATTGATACACTGAAACCCGTTAAAGTCGCTGGTGAAATCTTCTGGAGCAACTGGATGAACACCTTTAACACCAAGTTTAACGAAGACAACAAGAAGTACGAATGTACTATTGGTAACTTGAGCGATGCAGCCTGTGAGAAGCTTAAAGAGCTGGGCATCAACATCAAGAACAAAGAGAGCATGGGTAACTTCATTGTTGCTAAATCTACTTACCTGTTCACACCTGTAGATGAGGAAGGCAATCCTGTAGACATTGCCAAGATGGGTAATGGTACTAAGTGCCACGCAGTTATCTCTTCATACCGTCACAAGATGTCAGCTAAGTTTGGTGCTGCACCATCAATTAAGAAGTTGATTGTGACTGAACTGAAGATATATAGTCCTGAAGGTTCTGCTGAGGAAGAAGAGACAGCGGATGATGTCCTCTAACAGGCCAACTGAGGCTATTGTGGATGCTGACTTTTTAGTTTATAAAGTTGGCTTCTCCAATGAGGAGGAAGAGGAACGGTGGGCACTAAATCGACTCACAGAGTGGTTTACCGACATAATCTATATGCGCTTGAAGTGTGATGACTACAGAGCATGGATTACAGGTAAAACTAACTTTAGATTCGAGGTAGCTACCACTGTTCCTTACAAGGGTAATCGCAAAGATGCTCCAAAGCCTAGACACTATGAGGCTCTTCGCAAACATCTGATGAAGCTTGGTGCTAAGATGTCTGAGAACGAGGAAGCTGACGACTCTGTAGGCATAGCGTCCACTGAAGGTAACTATTGGATCGTTCACGTTGACAAGGATCTAGATCAGTTACCGGGGTGGCACTATAATCCTGTAAAGGATGAGGAGTATTATGTTACTGAGTTTGAAGGCTTGTATAGTTTCTACAAACAGATACTGACAGGTGACAGAGTTGATAACATTGAAGGTATACGAGGTATTGGCCCTGTAAAGGCTGATAAGATCTTGAAAGACTGTACAACCGAAGAGGAATTATATGCAGCTTGTATCAAAGCTTATGACGGCAATACTGACAGGGTACTGGAGAACGGTAAGCTCCTATGGCTAAGAAGAGAAATAAACCAGATGTGGCAACCACCTTTGAACTTGCAGGATCAAAGTGGTTCGTTAACTACGTAATGCACATGGATGATATGGGTAAGTGTGACCCTGAGAAGCAACTCATTACCATCCGTATGGACATGAATAAGCAGTCTACTGAGCAAACCTTCTACCATGAGTTAGTTCATGCTATTCTGTTTACAATGGGTAAGCTAAACCACGAAGAAGAGTTTGTAGATACCTTTGGAGCTTTCTTGCACCAGTATCAGATTACCAAGGCATCACATGAAACCGAAGCGTAAGAAGCCACTGACAGTTAGACAAGTAGCTTTGAAGCATGGGTTTAGGTCAGGCTTAGAAGACAAGATAGCTGAGAGATTGAAAGCCTTAGAGGTTCCATTTGAGTATGAGAAGTTAATAATTGCATATACGCAGCCTGAGAAGAAACGTACATACACTCCTGACTTCTTACTACTTAGTAATGGCATTATCATTGAGAGCAAGGGCAGGTTCATGACTGCTGATAGACAGAAACACTTGATGGTTAAGGAACAACACCCTGAACTTGATATTAGATTTGTCTTTAGTAACTCTAAATCTAAACTCTCAAAGGTAAGCCAAACTACATACGGAGATTGGTGCAACAAGCATGGATTCCAGTATGCCGATAAAGATATTCCAATGTCATGGTTAAATGAAAGAAAGGGTAAATAATTATGTTAACTAATCTTATTGAAGCTTTAGAAAAGTCTAAAGAACTTCGCAGTGTATGGGAAGATTTCACAGATGTTATTATTGTTGAAAAACTTAAAGAAACCTACTTGAATACTATCAATGGTGGTTGGAGTAGCCATCCTGAAGACATTGCTGAGAACAAGAAAGTCAATGCAGCCATTGGTATTGTCTTAGGCTACTTTATGTACACTGGTGATGCTCAGGAGTTCTTGAAGGAGGCTGAAAATGAACGTGAATCTGATTAAAGAGCATGAGAATGGTGATGCTACATACCGGTTTGACTTGACTCCTGAGGAAGCTCAAGCACTTTTAAGCTTTGGTATCCTAGAGGCCATCAAAGCTGGCTTACGTGAAGGTGAGAGACTAACAATCAGAGGAGAGGACATCAATGAAGATTCTAGTAATCCCGGATTGTCAGATTAAAGAGGGTGTACCTTTAGAGCACCTGACATGGGCTGGTAAAGCTATTGTCGATTACAAACCTGATGTGGTGGTTAACATAGGTGACTTTGCAGATATGCCAAGCCTTAGTAGCCATGACATCAAGGGGAGTAAGTACTTTGAAGGTCTACGCTACAAGAAGGACGTTGAAGCTGCTAAGGAGGCCATGAAGTTGTTATTGGCTCCTTTGAAGGAAGCTCAGAAGGCTCAGAAGGAATCTAAGCACAAGGTGTATAAGCCTCGTATGGTGATGACTTTAGGTAATCATGAGAACCGTATTGATAGAGCTGTTAACAACAATCCTACCTTAGAAGGTTTAATATCTACAAAGGACTTGGAGTATGAAAAAGATTGGGAAGTACACAGTTTCCTACATCCTGTATTTATTAACGGGGTGGGCTTTAATCATTACTGGCCTGTGGGGGCTATGGGAAGACCCGCAGGGGCTGCTAGTGCTATCATTAACAAGCTTCATATGTCTTGTATTGCTGGACACCAACAAGGTAAACAAATTGCATACGGAAAACGTGCTGATGGAAAGCCTATATGTGCTATCATCGTTGGCTCTTATTATCTACATGATGAGAGTTACATGGATCAACTTAGTAACCGTCATTGGAGGGGCTTACTGATGATGAATGAAGTACATGATGGACACTTTGACGAGATGTTCTTAAGTGTTGAATACCTAGGGAGGAAGTATGGTGACTAATCGAGAATGTACAACTTGCTTTTATAGTGAACTAGATGGTAAAATACATCCCTGCAATGACTGTGAAGGTTATGACAAGTGGGTTAACCGTAGTATTTTCATTAGAGAATCAGCTAAACCATTGAGTGAAGCAATCAAGGAGTGGGTAGACTGCAAAGAGGAAGAAGTGGATGTAGTTAACCAGCCTCCTCACTACACTGAACATCCCTCAGGTATTGAATGTATCCAAGTTACAGAACACATGGGCTTTAACTTAGGTAATGCAATCAAGTACATCTGGCGTTGTGACTTGAAGAAGGATGCCATTGAAGACTTGAAGAAAGCTAAGTGGTACATTGACAGAGAGATTGATCGTCGTGTTAAACATAACCTTTGAAGAACTGAAAGAGGCTCTCAAGCGTTTGGATGAGGTCACACTATTGGAACTGTTAGGACTCCAGAGTGATGACCTTGTTGAAAGATTTGATGATGTGATTGAGAAGAAACAAGAATATTTAATAAAGGAACTAGACTAAATGACAACAACAACTATGACACCATACCAAGAATACATCGGAAAAAGTCGTTATTCTCGCTACTTGGATGATAAAGGTCGGAGAGAGCACTGGCCTGAGACTGTAGACCGTTACTTTAACTTCATGACCAAGCACTTGCAAGAGAAGCATGAGTACTCGCTAAGTAACGAATTGCGTAACCAACTGCAGAGTGCTGTAACTAACTTAGAAGTGATGCCATCAATGCGTAGCATCATGACAGCTGGTGATGCCTTAGAGCGACAGAATGTAGCTGGTTATAACTGCTCATACCTTCCCATTGATGATCCTAAAGCCTTTGACGAGGCCATGTATATTCTGTTATGCGGAACTGGTGTAGGCTTTAGTGTGGAGCAAAAGTATGTATCTAAGTTACCTGAGATTCCAGTTGATTTGTACAATAGTGGCACTGTCATTAATGTTAAGGACTCCAAAGAAGGATGGGCTAAAGCCTTACGACAAGTCATTGCCTTGCTATATGCAGGTGAGATTCCAAAGTGGGATGTCTCAGGTGTACGTCCAGCAGGTGCAAGACTTAAGACTTTTGGTGGAAGAGCATCAGGGCCAGAACCTCTTGTATCCTTATTCCACTACGTCACTGCTAAATTCAAAGGGGCAACGGGCCGTAAGCTCACTTCGCTTGAAGCGCATGACATCCTCTGCAAGGTGGGCGAAGTAGTTGTCGTAGGTGGGGTTCGTAGATCTGCAATGATCTCTCTGTCAGACTTAGGTGATGACCGTATGGCTCACGCTAAAGCTGGTAACTGGTGGGATGGTAATGGTCAACGTGCTTTGGCTAACAACAGTGCCATCTACGAAGTGAAGCCTGAGGTAGGCAAGTTCATGCGTGAGTGGTCAAGCATTTATGAATCACATTCTGGAGAGCGAGGAATCTTTAACCGTTATGCAAGTGAACTTCAAGCAGCTAAGAGTGGACGTAGGGAATTGGGTAAAGAGTGGGGCACAAACCCTTGCAGTGAGATTATCCTTAGACCTTATCAATTTTGTAATCTGTCTTCTGTTATTGTTCGGAGCGATGATAGTGTGGATACTCTACGGAATAAAGTGCGCTTGGCTACTATTCTGGGGACTTTTCAATCGACGATGACTCACTTCCCGTACCTGCGTAAGGTGTGGCAGACAAACACTGAAGA